CTGGTCTGTTGAGAGCTTGTCTGCGTATTTGTCGTTGAATTTTTCATTCATTATCTTGACAACAAGCGTGTCGACATTAGGATCGATTGTTACTTCTTCGACGATTTGACGAGGTGACGTCAGCCACTCTACGATCTTAGTTTCAAGAAGGACCATCTCTGTCAAATTTGACTTATCACCTTGGGCCCATTCGTTAACAAGCGTTTGAATTGTTGCATATGTTCGATAATCAGGAACGTTACGATAGTAGAAATTTTGATCTGTGATATTATGATTTATTTCGTAGATTAACGCACTTTTATCACTATCAAGTTTCTGCTTGCTGAGACGACGCGCTGCTGCTTTGGATTCAGTAAGAATTGCAGCGGCAACTGCGGTATCGCTAACTTCAGACTTGACCAAAGCGTTTATCAACCTGAATTCTTTAAATAATTCTGTGTCTTTATTGTAGAATTTAGATAGGACATCGAGCGCTAGTTGAGCTCGCTGCTTATTATTTTCAACTAAAAACGCAGATACTGCTCTTACAAGCAGCTCATAAATGATTCCAACATTTCTTTTCTTATTGTGGTTCATGATTCATCATCCCCTGATGTATTATCGGACTCAGAGATTTTTCTATAGGAAGACCTCTTCATAGAGTTAATTATGGATCCAATCTCAGAAATTCTTGTATCTCCAAATGTAGTCTTAAATTCTTCATCTAAGAAATCATTAAATTCATCTGACTCATCCATTGGGTTCTTAAAAGGATTAATTAAGTCGCTCTTTGCGCCAAATGGATGCGTTATTGAATCGCTCTGTTTCGTCTTGTTATGCGAAACTAATTTTAAGTGATCTGTACCCTGTTTAAGTGGGCTAACTCTTCTTTTTCTGTTCTTCTGGTCTCTTTCAGCATAGTTTGGACCCGGTGCAGTTTCTCCTAAAAGGCTCTTTTTCAGAGAAAGAACTTTGCTTGGTTTGACAGGCATTCCTATCAAATTAGACATATTTGACATTATTTCGTCTTCAATTTCATCCATCTCTGCTAAATCAGGAGGTGGGCTTCCACTAAGATCTGCGGGAGGACCTTCATCTCCACCCGTATCAGGAGGTCCGCCGCCTAGAGGAGGTACACCTGGAGGCCCGCCTGGAGCGACATCTTGCGCATCACTTGCAGGCTCTGGAAGCTTAACTGCTTCGATCTTAAGCGCCATCTCCTTGTCCTTGATAAGACCCTTTTCGATCGCACGAATCTCATCATCAGACATCATAAAGATATTCTTTCTAATCCACTTCTTGTCAACGAGTCCTTCAACTCCTGCAGCCGATTGTGCGATGGTGAACTTTGTCGTATAGAGTTCGAGCTTCTGCTGTTGAGCAATAGTTGAAGGATTTGTAAGCTTGAGTTCAAAGTCAAGAAGGTCAGTTCCATCAAATCCGTGTGCATGGAGATGAATTATTGCAATCTTGTTCAGCTCAGACAGGATCGTTCTTTGGATTCTATTAATTGATCGAGAGAAGCGTATGTCTTCTTGTGAAAGAGTTGCTTTTGCGCCAAGGCCTTCGTCATAACCAAGATATGCTTTAGGAATCTTAAGAGCTGCAAAGAGCTTCTTTTGGATGTATTGAACGTCTTCAACGGCGGCAGTGTTGTTGCCGCCTGCAAGTGTATCGATCTTTGTTCCAGTAGCTGCGCCTCTGACTGGTAAAAAGTAGTCTTCATCAACTGAGAGTGGATTATATCTTAAGTCGACTCTGCCAGTTGTCCTATCGACAACTTGATTCTTTTTAAGTTGTGCCTGAGCCTGCTCCATGTAGTTAGGAATTTCTTCAGGTGGAATATTTCCAACATCAATATAGAAAACACGACGATCGGGTACTCTAACGATACGATAAACAAGCATCGCATCTTCGATCAAAATAAGCTGGCGCCAAATTCTTCGGGCGGCTTCAAGTACTGATGTTCCGTAAGGTAGAAAGGCGTCATTGCCAAGAATTCTAAAATGGCTTACCTGCCAGTTCTCTAGAATCTGATTTCCTTGAGTCATCCATCTAAATCTTACTGCAAGTGGATCATCCTTGTCGAAACCTTCTTCACGTTCAATTTCATTGACTGCAATTGGATAAACGTTAATGACGCCCTGCTCAGGTGACACGTCATTGAATAAGAAAAAGTCTCCATACTTGCACATATTTCTAACCCAAGCTGTCAAATTGAAGTTGACATTGAGTGTATCATAGAATAGCTCGTTTAAGATTCGATCAATTGTCTGATTCTCTGAGTATATGTGTAATACGTTTCCGTGCTCATCGGGTGCAACTGATTCTTCGGCGTAGATGTCAAGTGCTGACGCGATCTCAGGCGTGTACTCCATTTCTTGAAAGTCAGAATACCTTGCCATGCGATCGTAAGATCCATATGCCGACATAGCCGAGCTATATACGTGACTTTGAGTCTTTCTAAAAAGCTCAAAGGCAGTTGTATTCTTTGCGCTAGGCGTAAAGTCTTTGACACGACGCTTGACGACTGGCCCGCTCCTAAAGAGCGTCGTAAGTCGTGAAAAAATATTCTCGTCGCCTTTCTTTGCCATTGGTCCTACTTGTAAACCCACATGAGGTCTGGTGGTATGTTGAATCTATTCAATGAGCGTCCATTAACTAGGTCTCGGCGATGCTCAGCTCGGCGCCTGCTTTCACCGGAAAGTAGATCATTTGATGTGCCATTAAAGTTTTGCGATTTGACAGACATCGCTGCTAACATTGACTGATTAAGCGTTTGTGTGTCTTTCCCGTGCTCTGCCGAAGAGTCGTAGAGCCATGTTGCTATTGCCATGCTCATGACAAGATCGTCATTTTCACCCTTCATTGCTTGAACTCTATTGTCATTCCACACAAAAGTCTTAAGCTCATCATAAAAACGAGATGAGTAAGATATAATCTGTTTGTTTCTTATTAGCTCTTCGAGTTTTGTCAAAATAAGAGACCTAGTCTTGCCGCTTGTGTTAAAACCTGCTGAAGACGTCTCTCCTGGCGGAACATAATCTCCGATGTATACAGCGTTATTTTTTTGGTAATACATCTTAGGATAGTTTAAGTCTCTAAGTCTTACTATGGTAGCATAGCCAAAGCTATTATTCTCTGGACACAAGAGCGCCTTATTGTATCGAAGGCCATATTCGCTGAGAAGATCACCAAATCTGTCTGGTGCAATCTTGCCCTTATATTCGGCAACACATTCACCTGTCATAAGATCAAGAATATGGAATGAAGAAAAGTCTTGACCGTCTCCTCGAGCTACGTCCGCTGCCATAACATACTTGTTCTCTGTTAAAGGTGATTTCCAGATCCAAACGTTTCTATCGAACCCTTCACGCATTAATGGGTTTTGGATTTGTGAATAAAGCCATTTTAGATCGTCATCACCTAAAAATGTCTCACCTGATGATGCAAAATCACAAAGGTATTCCTGCGCAATCTGTCTTGTAGAAAGGTTTCTTGTTTCCTTGTCAAACCATTCCTTGTCACGCTCCGGGTGCACGTCCCAATTCAGCTTAATTGCCTTAAACTCATTAGCACCGGCCTCGGCATCTTTATAGAGCTTATAGTATTGACCGCCGACGCCATTGGGCGTCGAAAGCACAATTGCGCGGCCGCCTGTTGTCAGAGTAGGATATAGACCCGTCCAAAGAGTGTCAAAATCTCTAACGAAAGCTGCTTCGTCTACAATGAGTAGTGATAGCGCTTCAGAACGTCCTGCATCTTCTGACGTAGGAATTGCCTTGATTGTCGAACCATGACTAAATTCTACAAGCTGCTTATTATTGGCTGTGACTGTAGGTAAAACGAGCCAAGTTGGCAAATTATTAATAATAGTCTTTGTTTTCTTAATAAAGTTCTGCGCAACTTGAAGCTTTGTTGCAATAATAAGAATGTTCTTGTCTTTTTGAAAGAGCGCGAGCCAGACAGCATATGCAGCAACTAATGTTGAAAGACCTAACTGTCTTCCTTTAACAATGATTGTGAATCTATGATCAATAAATTCTTTAACACAGTCATCCTGAAATGTGAACGTCTTAAATGGAATTGTTCCCTTAGTAGGATGTTGTATCTTGACATAATTGTTAAAGAAGTAAGAAGGATCTCTTCCACACCTAACAATTTCTGCAACCTGTCTTGATCTATTAGTTGCGCTCATCATCCATTAACAGTATAAACTGCCCTTCGCCTATAGTAGGCTGTCTTCTTCGGGCTATATGACGACATACTGATTAATTCAATGTCGTCTGATGATTCGCCCTTCTTAAGTTTTAAGGTAGTACCTGCTGCTGACTTGAAGTCTTTCTTTACTTGCTCAATAAAGTCACTAATGTACTTCTCAGATACACGAGCTTCTTCCTTGACTTGGTCTCTCATAACTTTGTCAGAAACAAGACCGACGATGGTCGTAAAAGTGACTGTGATCTTATCACCTGCCATTGCTGTTTTTATTGAGAATGTGGGATTCTTGGCAGTCGCTGATGACCTACCGAAAGTCGTATCAAGCAATTGGCCCAATATGTTAACTTGTTCAAATGTCATGTTTAATCCTTTTAGCGTTCAGTGCTAGAGTGATACGATCCTTTCTATATTTATCAATATCTTGAGGAGATGGTCTCCAGCCTGTATCCCATTTTTCTTTTTGAGATTCTGCCCACTGCATTGAGCAATTCCTGCAACACTTATATGCTCTAAAGTATGAATAGTCTTTGTAGTAGTCAAGAGAGAAATTACAGACAGGGCAGAAGATTGGAATATTATTCATAACTAACTCTTGCCTTGCCGGCAAATGTATCTATGCTAATCATATTATCTACGATATCCTTGATTGCATCAACATGTGATATGATCAGAATCTTTCTGAAGTAGTTCTTTAAGTTCTGGAGCAGTCGTGCGCACGATTCAAGATTGCTTTCATCAAGTACGCCAAAGCCTTCGTCAATAATAAGCATGTCTGCTTTTGGTAAAGACGAAATATTTGTCAATGCAACTCTAATCGCAATTGATGCTATCATCTTTTCCATGCCTGAACCGAGTTCGATAATTCTGCGCCTATCGCCGTAATTGATGTAGATCTCAATCGAGTTAGAGTCGTCACATTCAATCTCAACTGTGAAACCAGCGATTCCGTTTAGAATCTTTAAGATTTCGCTGTTAATTGCTGGAAGATTTTTTGTGATGATGTTTTGTGGGATTCCTTTCTTAGAAAAAGCATTTTCAAGAAGAGTGAGAGTTTCAAACTTCTCAAGAGTTGTCTTCAGAGACGTTATTTGCTGTGCTGTATTCGAGATCTTTTCAGCGACTCTTCCTAGAGAAGACGCAGTTGTTAAAGCCTGTGTCTCAAGAGACTCAATTTCTTTCTTGAGAGTCATATATGCGCTGTGCTTATCATGAGCGCCTGTCTCTTCTTGCTCTTTAGACTTTTTGACCATGTCTTTATATTCAGTAGCAAGAGCTGTGTGTGTATTGGTCTTATTTTCTAGGCGCTCAGAGAATAATGATATTTGTGACTGTGCATAAATTTTCTTTGTTTGAAGATCTTTTTCAAGAGTCGAAAGTTTATTTATTTTTTCAATCTTAGACTTTATGTCGTCCTTGGTAGTTTCTGTCAATTTTTCTCGAAGAACATCTAGAGTTCGTTGGATGGTCCCGCGCGTAGATTCTTCAATTTCTAGAACTTTCTTGCTATTGTGTGCGTCTTTGATAAAGACACAAGAAGGAAATGAATCTCCACAAGGCACTGTATTGAGAATTTCAATGCTGCGGCGGAGCTTCTCAAGGTCTTTATCTTTTGATTCAAGATCTTTGAGATTAATTGCATACTTCATTTCAAGATCAACGATGACATCCTGCTGCTTTTGAAGTTCTTCGATGCTAAACGTGTTCTTAACATCTTCAATTCGCGCAATCTTGTCATCGTAGCTTGCCAAGTTTTGATTGATCTCATCAATTTTCTCTTTCAAAGAATCAATTTCTTTAAGGATTCTTTCAATCTTCTGACCGGCATTACTGAGATCTGACGTTGTGATGACGCTTTCTGCTTCATTTGATGCCATTTTTGACAACAATGATCTCTTTTTTGCTACTTCTTCTCGAAGGACATCTGACTTTTCTTCTAACACTTTCTTTTCTTGAACAAGACTCACGTGTGTCTGATTTAGAACTTCTAAGCTTGATGCAGATTTAATGGAGCTCTTTAGTGGGCTTAGATCTTGTTTGACAGCCTCTAGGTACTTATCGAAAATTTCAAGATCCAAGAACCTGCTTAAAATCTGCTTTCTACTTGTCGACTTTTCATTGATGAACATGTTCATCTGACCTTGTGGTGCAAGGCTTGTATAGAAAAAGTCGTCTGCGCTACCGATCAGTTTTCTTACGATCTTCTCGGTTTCTCTGCGCTGCTCATCATTTAGATCTTGAATTACATCGCCTGTACTTTTCTTTTTAAGTGAAAGTGTCGTATTTGCCCAGACATCGCCCTTCTTTGGGTAATTCTTAGTAGACTCTCTGGTTATCTCATAATCTTCACCAGAAACCGATAGATTGATCTTGCTCTTACAGGATTCAGCGTCAGTGTTGATTATGTGCAAGTTTTTCATTGCACCTCTATCTGACGTGTTAAAGAGATTGTAGACAATCGTTCCGATAATTGACGATTTTCCTGCACGATTTCTACCGAAAATGCCTGTAATTCCTTGCAAGTTATCAAAATTTATTACATTATCCTTGCCGTATGCAAAGATGTTGTCAAATTCGATATTCTTGAGGCTCCACATGACATTTCTAGCAACTTCATCATCAAATGTCACATCATCAAAGTACTTATCAAAGTCTTTCAGTGCTATTGAGATTTTATTCTCATCAACACTTCGTTCTTTCATGTAGCTTAAAATAACGCTTTTGATTGATTCTCTATCACGGAGATTTGAGCTCTTAAATTGTGATACAATAATCTCATCTTTCTTTTCTGTCTTTTCATCAATTTTAAACACAACTTCAGAAAAGTTCTTTAATTTCACAGCCATGTCATGCAAGCTTCTGGCGTCGGCATCGCTGATTGTGTTTGGAAGATTAAATCTAATTCTTGATTTATCAGGA